TTGTCAAAAGCATTTTAACTTTAATGAGATAAATAACAAAAGATTTGACATTTATAATAAACTAATCTAATGCCAGTCATAAAATGCAGCAACGGAAAGTGGAGAATTGGAACAGGAGGGTGTATTTATGACACAGAGAAAAAAGCAATAGAAGTCTGGCAGGCTATTTTGGCATCAGGTGCTTACGCAGCAGATTCAAATAAAGTTAGTTACGATTACGATGATACCCTAAGTACAGAAAGGGGTAAACAAATGGCAGTGAGAGATATTGCCGAGGGAAAGATAGTTTACATAGTTACTCGCAGACACAGAAGCCAAGAAGTTATTGATACAGCAAAAGAATTAGGTATTCCAGAATCAAGGGTAATTTTCACTAATGGAGCAATGAAATGGGGTGCAATTAAACATTTAGGCATCGGCTCTCACCATGATAACAATCAGAACGAATTAAATCTAATTAAACGCAATACAGAGGCTAAGGCTTTGAAGTTTGCGGAAACATACAATGATTATCCTGAAGCAGCTGTAAACAACGCAAAAAGAGCCTTAAAATGGGTTGATGAAAATGGATGGGGAACTTGCGGTGAGGCAACAGGAAAAGCAAGAGCTAATCAATTAGCAAATAAAGAAAATTTAACAAGAGATACTATTGCACGTATGGCTTCATTCAAAAGACATCAGCAAAATAAAGACGTTCCTTATTCAGAAGGTTGCGGTGGTTTGATGTGGGATGCATGGGGTGGTGATGCAGGTATTGAATGGGCAATCAGAAAACTTAAAGAAATTGACAATGGATGAGAAAAGTATCGGTCTGTGCTTAGTTACATTTATAACTAAGATATTCGCTGATGTTATGTTAAGTGACATTGGTAATTTAATTACGATTGGAGTGGGTTTAACGACAATAGCCTATAATATATATCGTATTAAAAACGGAAAAGACAAGTGAGAGAATTTTTCACAGAAGAAAATAATCGGTTGAGCATGAAGCGGTTGTGCGGATTTATCTGCACAGCTTGTCTTTGTGCTGAACTTATTCATAGAGGTGGAGATACCATTGTTACTTGTGTGGCTTTCATGGGTGCGGGTTATTTAGGTCTAACAACAGCAGAAAAGATATTTAAGAAATGAAACTGAGTGAACATCTTGAATTATCGGAAGTAATTAGAAGCGAATCAGCTAAAAGGCATGGAATAAAAAACTTGCCAACTGAAGAACACATTGCTAACCTGAAAAAGTTAGCTGAAAATATTTTTGAACCTATACGTATGAATTTTAGGCAGCCTATACGTATAAGTAGTGGTTACAGATCACAGGCTTTAAATGCAGCAATCGGAGGTGCAACAAACTCACAGCACAGTTTAGGTGAGGCAATTGACATAGACATGGAAGGCACTTTTATTTCAAATAAAGAAATTTTTAATTTTATAAAAGAAAGGCTTAACTTTGATCAGCTTATTTACGAATTTGGGAATAATTCAGAACCTGATTGGGTTCACGTAAGCTACAAAGGAAATGGTCAACAGAGGAAACAGGTATTGAAAGCCATAAAAGAGAATGGCAAAACAAAATACATTCCTTATGCCGACAAAACGTAGGCGATTATTTTTTGACATTGAAACAAGTCCAAACATCGGACTGTTTTGGTCAGCAGGTTATAAACAAAAGATTGATTACTCTAACATCATAAAGGAAAGAGCAATCATTTGTATTTGTTATAAGTGGGAAGATGAAAAGCAAGTTTATGCGTTGAACTGGGATAGAAAGCAATGCGATAAAAAAATGCTTGAACAGTTCATTGAGGTTACTAATCAGGCAACTGAATTAGTTGGTCATAATGGAGATAAATTTGACTTGGCATGGATTCGGACACGATGCCTGTATCATGGAGTTGATATGTTTCCGACATATACAACCATTGATACGTTGAAGGTTGCGAGGTCAAAATTCAGGTTTAACTCAAACAGGTTAAACTATATTGCCAAGTATTTAGGAATAGGACAAAAGATTAAAACAGAATTTGATCTTTGGAAATCAATACTTTTAGATAACGATAAAGTAGCGATGGAAAAAATGATCAAGTATTGTAAAATGGATGTGGTATTACTTGAAAAAGTATTTAAGCATCTGAATAATCATATCGAGTCTAAAAGTCATTATGGGGTTATATTTGGATCAGATAGAGGAAGTTGCCCTGAATGCGGATCAGATGATCTAATCATTCAGCAAAGGAGAACAACAGCATCAGGTGTTAAAAAAATAGTTTATCAATGTAAAAACTGTCATAAATTTCATAGAAAAACTGATAAATAATGTTACCTAAAAAAATAAACAAAATGAGCATCGAAGAACAAGAGGTGTATTTGATTAAGAAAATGCAGGAATTATATTTGAAAGAGTCAGTATATAGGAGAGCATTGGCAAAGGTGCGAGGTAACCATAAAATAGATTTGTCAGATTTGGAAAGACCTGACTTACTTGAAATGAAAGATGAAGCTGCTGCTTAGAAATAGTAAACCAAAGATTAGGATTAAATATCGCAAGCTCGGAAAGGAGAAGGCTTGGGGTATTGCACATTCTGATGGTTTAATCGAAATTGACCCGTCAGTAAAATCTAAGAAGCATTTAGAGATAGTGATACACGAAGTATTGCACATACTTTTCCCTGAAGCGAGTGAAGAAGAAATTGAGAATAAATCAATAACTTTAACTAAAATATTATGGTCTGAGCATTACAGGAGAATAGAACCTGAAGTGCATCAGCCTTTACAGGATGGCAGTAAATGAAACAGCACACTAAAATATACATGAAATATTTCGGTTATGGAATTGAAGATTTTATTGGCTGTGAAGTATGCGGTAATAAAGCTGTTGACATTCACCATATTGATTCTCGGGGCATGGGTGGCAGCCAAGATAAAGACAAGGTCGAAAACTTAATGGCAGTATGTAGAATGTGCCATGAAAAGTATGGAGATAAAAAAGAATATATAGAATTACTAAAAGAAACCCACAGGAGGTTTATAGACATTTATGGCAAAATATACTGATAAAGAGTTTTTGGATATTGAACTTAAAATGGGGATTAGTTTAAATAATCCGCAATTCATGGAATTGGCAAGAAATACAGTTGCTCAACTCAACGGATATGGTTCAAGTATTTTGGATTATGGATGTGGAGTCGGAGCATACTCAAAGGCAGCAATGGAATTTGGTTTTGACACATACGCATACGAAAAGTTTAAAATCCATAAAGAATATTTAAAAAAGAATTTACCAGAATTAAAACTTGTAACTAAATTAAAGCAGGTAGATATACTTATGTTTATTGAAACTGCTGAACACATGACAGATAATCAAATTATACTAATATTCGAGCAAATAGAGCCTAAATGGATTTTATTCAGCAGCACAAGTCAAAGGATTCCTGAATGGGATGAACAATGGGGTCATATTAATATCAAAGAACAGTCTGAGTGGGATGATTTCTTTTTGAAATTAGGTTACAGGTTGCATAAGCATTTAACATTACCAACAGAATGGAGTAAAATGTATGAAAAAGTCTAATACAGATAAAGTAAAGGTTTCTTTCGGTAAAAAGAAGAAAGGATTAGCAAAAAAATCATTCAATAAACATGACAGAAAAGAACGAAATTATCGTGGTCAAGGTAGGTGAAATTAAACCTAACCCAAACAATCCAAGAATCATAAAGGATGACAAGTTTAAAAAGCTTGTTAAAAGCATTCAGGAGTTCCCACAGATGCTTAATATTAGACCTATTGTAGTTAATGATGACATGGTTGTATTGGGCGGTAATATGCGTTTAAAAGCTTGTAAAGAAGCAGGATTAAAAGAACTGCCTATTATAAAGGCTTCGAGTTTAACAGAGGAGCAACAGAAAGAATTTATTATAAAAGATAATGTTGGATTTGGTGAGTGGGATTGGGAAAGCATAGCGAATGAATGGGATGCTGAACAATTAACAGAATGGGGATTAGATATACCTGATTTTAAACCTATACAGGCAGAAGCACAGGAAGATGATTTTGAAGTGCCTGATGAAATAAACACAGATATTGTTTTAGGCGATTTATTAGAGATAGGAGAACACAGGTTATTATGTGGTGATAGTACAGATAGCGATCAGGTTGCTAAATTAATGAATGGGCATAAGGCTGATATGGTTTTTACTGATCCACCATATGGAATGAAATTAAATGCAGATTATAGTGGTGCTAAAAGTAGTTTATCATTTTTTGGAGAAAAAGGTGTTAAAGGTGGTAAAAAATATAATAATGTAATAGGTGATCATGATGACTTTACTCCTGAATTAATTAATACAATCTTTGCTTGTTTTAATGATTGTAAAGAAATATTTATATGGGGTGCAGATTATTTTGCAGAATTATTACCAAATAAAAATGATGGAAGTTGGGTAGTATGGGATAAAAGAGCAAATGGAAATGATGATTTAGAAGCCGATACAAGTTCAGATAAAATGTATGGAAGTACATTTGAATTGTGTTGGTCAAAAAATAAACATAAAAGAGAAATTGCAAGAGTTAAGTGGGCAGGTATATTTGGTACTGAAAAAGAATTTGATCACAAAAGACATCATCCAACACAAAAGCCTTCATTATTGCCACAATGGTTTTTTAATAAATGGGGTAATGAAAATGATTTAATAGCAGATTTATTTCTTGGTTCAGGTTCAACTATGGTTGCTGCTCATCAATTAAAAAGAAAATGCTATGGTATGGAACTTGATCCTAAATATTGCCAAGTAATAGTAGATAGAATGATGAAACTTGATCCGAGTTTAGAGGTCAAAAGAAATGGTAAACCTTATTTTAAAACAGGCGAATAACAGACGATGCCAATAAAAAACGAACACTTAAACCAATTTAAGAAAGGCGAGTCAGGTAATCCTAACGGAAGACCGAGAAAGTATGTAAGCCTTTTAAAAGAACAAGGATATAAGCTATCCGAAATAAACGATAGCATACAGGCAATGATGTCAATGAC